CACGAGCGCCTTGTTACGGAGGTCGTAGAGGCTCGACGTGGACGAATAGCATACGGCCTCCGTGATTTCGTCCTTGCTCTTGCGCTCGATGTACCAAAGCCGGAGGATACGCGCGTCGTCCTCGTCCATCTGCGCGAGCACGTCGTCGATTTCCTCGACCTTATCCCGGGTAACTTGGATTTCCCGCATAACCTCGGCGAGCTCGAGGCAGTCCGCGAGCGCGTCGTTTACAGATTTCGCACCCGTGTACGGTTTAGACATATCCGCCGACGGATACTCCGACGGCGCGCCGTATCGTAAAATGCGCTCCTTTTTCCGCTCGAGATTGCCTAAAGCCGTCTCGAGCAAGCCACGAGCGCGGAGAGTTTTCTCCGCCGCCTCGAAATAGTTAATCATTAGCTCGCCCTCCTCGTGCGTTATCGTGGTTTAGGCGCGTTTCCCTCCGTGGCGGTATTCGCGTCCCTTGTTGTACTCATGTTTTGCCATGAGCACGGCCTCAACGTCCACGCCCATATAGGCGAGGTAATCGAGGATGCGGATAATCGCGTCGCAAAGCTCGACGGCGACTCCCTCCGGCTTGCAAGTGCCGGTTTTCTCGTCCTTGTCGCAAGCGCCCTCGAACTCGCACACCGCGCCCGGGATACCACAGCACCCGTAAATAGCCGGATTGCCGTCGCGCCACTCCTCGAGCGCCTCCGACACTTCCGAATGAATGAGCGCGGCGACCTCGGGAAAGCTCCGAGCCGTCTCCCACCATCCATGCGCGACCGCGTTCTCGTGGACTTCTTTCGCAAATTCGTTTACTGTCATTTTCGTTTCCTCCGTTTCGGTTTTATAAATACCCCGTCCCGCCGGTAAAAGCGGGCGACGATATACTTTCCTCCGTTTACGTCGTTGTGCCATGCGCCAGCATCCGCGAGGAAATAGCCCGGATAGAGCTTTTCATACTCGGCGTTGTTGGTCGTGTCCCGGGCGAGCTCCTCGGCGCGTCTGCCGGAGATACGCCCGTCCCGTGTTTTCGGCTCCGGGTCGATAAGGTTTTTCGAGGCGTTCCATGCTCGAGCATAGAGCGGGCTCTTGACGATGTAATGACCGAGCCCGGCGAGGCCGCTCTCTGTGAACTGCAAGCGGCGGGAGTTCGCGTACCCGAGTCCCCATAGCTTTTCGAGCTCGTCTCTATCCATTCCGCCGGATAGCGTGACGTGATGATGATAGCGCCCATTCTTTGAGCCCTTTTCCGTAACGGCTATGTACTTGAGCGGCGGGAGCCCTTGCTTTTTCCGCGCTCTCTGCACCCGGCGGATATAATTCCGTAAAAGGCGTTGCGCCTCCTCCGGGCTCTCCGGCTGTTGCTGATAGGTCAAATGGATTTCGAGGTCGTCCGGCGTGAAGTTCGCGTGGAGGAGACGGACGAGCTTTTCCTCTCTATGCCGCTGATTGAGTTTCGCTTGAGCGGCGGAGGTCGGCTTGCTCCGCTTGCCTCTGCTCCGGCCTTGCCGATAGGTCGGGTAGATATATACGTCGAGATACTCGCCGCAATAATAGCGTTTCTCTCTGTAAACTGTTTTCATGTGATACCCTCCGACGAGAGCTCGTCTATGGTCGGTTTGTTAATATTCCATACGAGCCCGTAAAAACGCGCTTTGCGCTCGATTTTTTGCCCTTGCATACCGTCCCGGAGAGTGCTATAATAATAAAGGTATGAGTAATCGCTCGTCTTTTCCGGGACGAGTCCCCGCCGACGTTCTGCAAAGCGTCGGCGGTTTCTCTTTTTCTGTCCTGCATTGTCAATCCTCCGCGCGGCGGTAAAGTTCTACGAAGTCCGCCACGAAATCGAGGATAATCCGCTTTGCCTCATAATATATAATAGGTAGGAGCAAGAGCATGAACTCGCCGCCGACGGCCTTATAGCCTCGCCACGCGAGCGCCGCGCTCAAGCCCTTTGTGAAAACGACCGCCGTCACGATAAGCACGGCGAGGAACTCCGCCGCCGCGAGGCGGCTTTTCTTTTTGCGTCTCATTCTCTGCCTCCCGTAATTATGCGGAGCGGGCAATTATCGAGGCGCTCTTTCGACACTCTGATACCCCGCGTCGCGTAAAGCGTCCCGCGAGCCGTGCAAACGCCGTCGCTACCGCGTCCTCTATTTCCGCCCATGTTTTCGTAATATTTGCAATACGCACACGCCGTCGGAATTTTTTTCATTTGAGTTACGACGACGACTTTCCCGAGTAGCTCGCTCATTTGTCCGCCTCCTCGCTCCAATCAATAGCCTTTCCGCATTGTCCGCAAAAGCTGTTGCGATTGCCGTCCTCGTTGTAGAGATATTCTCCGCTTTTACAGTTCTGACAAGCTAAAACGTTCTCGTCGCCGTCGGGGTACGGGCTCGCTTTCATTTGCAGATAGAGGGCTCCTTGTGCCACGTTACACGCCGCCCGAGTGCGCGGCGTATCCTCGCAACGTTCACGGCGAGTCGCGTCCAACACCATAAACGCGAGTTCCGGGGTCATTTTCTCGGACGGCTCACGGGAAAACTCTTTTCGCGTCGTGTATTTGCACGGATTTCCACAATTTCGCTTGTTGCACTCGGTATTTTTCTGCGGGTCGCACTCGTATAATTTCGGAAAGTTCATTTTTTCTCCTCCTCGTCCTCCGGGATAGGCGTAAAGCACTCGCAACGGAGGACGCGCTCTTTTTCGTCTGCGTGTATCGGGCTCGGGCGGCGGCTGTCCATGCGCTCTATACACGGGATACAGTAATCGCCGTCTCTGCCCTTGCGCGGGTCGTGTACCTCTCGAATGTTGTCGCATTTCCGGCAATCGAACTCGTACCGCCATTTCGGGAGGTTGGATTTCCGGCGGCGTATCATTTCTCGGCCTCCTTATAGGCCGCGCGGACTTCCCGCATAATGCCGGATACGGAATATTCGCCGTAGTCGATGAAACAGCAAATAGCCTCCTCGAGATTTTCGGCGTTTTCCGCCGCCGACGGGATTTCGTCCGGGTCGATGCACATATCCTCGATAGCATCGAATACCGC